GGATTTAAGGTTGCTACTGTCAATCTTTCAGACCATGTAACTGCTTTCACGCTTAACCGCCAAGTAGATGCTCTAGAAGTAACAGCGATGGGCGACACAGCTCATAAGTTTGTTGCAGGTCTAGCAGCAGATACAATCACAGTTTCATTCTTAAACGACACAGCAGCAGCAAATGTTCTAGCAACCCTTCAGGCTGCTTTCGGTACAACTGTTGCATGGCAGGCAATCCAAGTATCTGACGCAGCAGTGTCAGCAACTAACCTTCTTTACTCAGGCACAATCTTTGTTGATAACCTAACAGACATCAACGGAGCAGTCGGAGATGAAGGAATGATTGACATCACCTTTACTTGCAACAGCAAGACAACAACTGCATCAACAGGTACTTGGTCATAATCTAACAACTAAACAAAGGGGCAAAACCATGGCAAAACTAAAGATCACAAAGATAGATGGAAGTGTTGTTGAAGGCGAGATCTCACCTGCGGTTGAGTATTTTTTCGAGCAACAAACTAAAATGGGTTTTCATCGTGCCTTTAGGGAAGAAGAAAAACAATCTCATGTTTTTCTTTTGGCTTGGGAAGTAATACGCAGATCAGGTGAAACTGTTAAGCCTTTCGGGATTGAGTTTGTCGAGACACTTAAAAATGTCGAGGTGCTTGACTCAGACCCTTTAGCTTAAAGCGCGATCAACCATTCACCTACCTCATTGCTAGGCTAAGCATTAGGTTGGGGATCGCGCCACAGCACTTGTTGGAATTAGATAAGACCATGCTAGATGCTCTAGTCCAAGGTCTAAAGGATGAAGCAAAGGAGGTCAGCGATGCAGATCGAGTTAAGAGGAAACGCTGATCTTCGTAAGGCGTTACGCAGGTTTGCTCCAGATTTAGAGAAATCTCTAAAGATTGAACTGAAGCGTGGACTTGCTCCTATTGCTCAGACTGCTAGAGGTTATGTGCCATCTCAATCACCTTTGAGTGGATGGTCTCCTAGATCTTTTAATGAAGGATCGTTTCCTACTTACAATGCTGGCGTAATTAAAAGCAAGATTGGCTTTAGCACAGCTGTTACTAAGCGAAATGCCAAAGGTTTTAACTCTATGGCTTCTGTATTTAACAACTCACGCGCAGGCGCAATCTATGAATCTGCTGGTCGTAATGGTGCACAGGGGCAACCTTGGGTTGGTCCAAAGGGTCCAGCAGGTCATAAGTATTCACATTCTTACAATCCTAAAGCTGGTGAACAGTTTATTGGTGCTATGGAGCCACTGACAGGAAGCCTAAAGGGTCGTGGTCGTTTGATTTTCAAGGCATGGTCTCGCAATAAGGGTGTTGCTGAAGGCATTGTCAATAAGGCTATTAGCACAGCAGAACAAGAATTATACAGAAGGTCTAAGTCTGGGGCACTAGGGAGAGCAGCGTGAACTTTTTAGAAGTCATCAACATTGCATCCAAGTTTGATGCCAAAGGATTTAAGCAAGCCGAGACAGCACTCGGCAAGTTAGCAAGCACTACTAAGAAACTAGCAGGCGCAGCAGGTATTGCCTATGGTGCTGCTGCCATTACTGCTTACGGCAAGGCAGCAGTTAAAGCCTTTGCACAAGATGAAGCAGCTGCACTTCGACTTAACAGAGCAGTAGAGAATCTAGGCATTGGCTTTGCTAATCCTGCCATTGCAGATTACATCTCTAAGTTAGAAAAATCAGCAGCTGTTGCAGATGACATTCTTCGTCCAGCCTTCCAAGGTTTATTGACCACCACAGGTTCATTGACTCAATCTCAAAAACTTCTTAATGATGCCATTACAATCAGCCGAGCATCTGGGGTTGACCTTGCCACTGTAACTGAAGATCTTGGCAAAGGTTATGTAGGAATCACCAAAGGTCTTACAAAATACAACACAGGCTTAACTAGAACTGAACTTCAATCTAAGTCGTTCAATGAAATCTTGGGAGTTATCCTAAAGCGATCAGCAGGTGCTGCTGAAGATTATCTAAGCACTACAGCATACAAGTTTGATGTTCTCAGTGTTGCAAGCAATAACGCTTCTGAGATCATTGGCGGTGGCTTGGTTGATGCCTTTGCCCTTATCGGTGGAGGCACAGATGCCACAGATGCGGCTAATGCCATCGAAACCATTGCAACTGCCCTTGCTAAAGTCACAGTCCAATCTGGTCGCACAATAGGTGTTATTCCAACTCTTATCAAGAATCTAAAGAACCTACCAAGCCAGATCTTTGCAGGCTTTGCTGGTAAACAATTCGGAGTGAACATCATTCCTCCTACCAAGAAGGAAGAAATCAAACTTACTCTTACTGAGAAGAAGCAACAAGAACTTCTTGCCAAACTTGAAAAAGACTCATTGGCTAGAGAGAAAGAAAGACTTGCTCTACTCAATAAGCAGAACACAGCCAAGAAGCTGCAAGGCGTTATTGATAAGGCTAACCTTGCTCTAGGCAAGGGAACCGATGTCTTTGATCTAGATAAGATTCAGATTGCAGCAGCTCTAACTAATCAGGCTGAGCAACTAGGCAAAGCAACTACTGCTTCACAGGTCTTACAGATTGCTAATGATACTGCTCGCCTTAATGTAAAGCGTTCAATCCTTGCTCTAGAAGATGCTATTGCTTCTAAGGATGAAGCATCCATTATTGCTGCAACCAATAAACTTAATGCAGACCTTAAAGTCTTAGGTGCATTAGGACAACAAAATGTAAAACTTTTAGACATTAAGTCTATTCTTGAAACCTTAATGCCTAAGGATCTTATCAATCTTACTAACCTCAATGAAGCATTGCGTTTGCTTGGACTAATCAATCTTGCTGCAACTGGATCTAAAACCACTCCAGCAGGTGTTACACCTACTGCTGTTATTGCTCAACCAGTAAAACCAACTGCAACTGCAACTTTAACTCCTAGTTATACAAATACACCTTTTGGCGCAGGTGGCACTTTTAATTTAGAAGATGTAGCTCGTTCATCTTTACTTGCAGGTCTTGCAGGTGGAGCAGGCGTAGCAGGGGCAGTAAGCGGATCACGCTACGCAGCACAAGCAGCTAATCAATACAACATTTCAATTCAGGCTGGAATTGGTGATCCTAACGCCATTGCAGAAGCTGTAACTCAGGTAATCCAAGACGCAGTAGATCGTGGCACTTTACGAGGTGGCGCGTACTAATGACATGGTATCCAGAATGGCGTGTTACAGTAGGAGATGATGTTTATACAACTGTCACTTCTGTGTCTTTCGCATCTGGTCGCTTGGACATTGATCGACAAGCAACGGCAGGTTACTGCCAAGTAGAAATTATCAACACTACTGGGGCAGATTTCACCATCAATGTTACAGAAGAAATCACCCTAGAACTAAAGAACTCTGGCGGTACTTATGTCACTGTGTTCGGTGGAGAAGTATCAGACTTTAACATCGGAGTCAGAAGCCCTGACGAGACTGGCTACATCACTACTGGCAAGATCTTGGGCATTGGCTCACTAGCTAAACTCACTAAGGCGGTCTATAACACTGCCCTTGCTGAAGATTTGGATGGCGCACAGATTGCAGCAATTCTAGGCAACGCGCTTAACCTTTCATGGGCAGAAGTAACACCAACACTTACATGGGATACCTATCCAGCAACAGTCACATGGGCTACAGCCGAGTCTTACATTGGCACTATTGATGCAGGCTTCTACACAATGATCGCTGTTGCAGCTAGTGCTTCCGCCAAGTCTCAAACCCTTGCAGATCAGATTGCCACTAGTGCACTCGGTACTGTCTATGAGGAAAAAGATGGAGATGTTTCCTATGACGATGCCGATCACAGATCTAACTATCTTGCAGCAAATGGCTTCACTAACCTTGATGGCTCGTATGCAACACCAACCTCTATCACCTCAACAACTCAGACTGCTCGCATCCGTAACAGCCTTATCTATCGCTATTCCACAGGCTACGGCAGCACCTACAGTACCTCTGACGCGGACTCCATAGCCTCTTACGGACTCTTTGAGCGTTCTGTGGACTCTAACATCAAAAACCTTGCAGACATCACTGACATTGCCAATAGAGAGTTAAGCCTAAGAAAGAATCCTAGAGCTTCATTGGGAGCGATTACCTTCAGACTAGATAATCAAGACATGCCCGATAGTTTGCGTAATAGTCTTATTGGAGTGTTCTTTGGTCAGCCTGTTCTAATCACTAACCTGCCAACTAACTTGTTCGGTGGGCAGTTCGATGGCTTTGTCGAGAATGTAGCCTTACGCGCTACTCCTAGCTTTACTGAGATCACACTCTATGTCTCAGCAACAGACTTCTCACTCTCTACCACACAATGGGAGACAGTATTACCAGCTTCACTAATCTGGACGGGTGTAAATGCTACACTTATCTATAGCAACGCGACAGGAGCTCTAACCTAATGGCAACAACAACCACGAACTATGGCTTTGATGTACCTACATCAAGTGACCTAGTAAAGAATGGCGCGACTCAGATCGCCCTGCTAGGTCAGGATCTAGACACATTCCTGTTCCGCCCATTCACAAAGAATGTGATTATCAATGGTGGGATGGACATCTGGCAGCGCGGTACATCAAGTGCTACACAGGGCGCATACACCACAGCAGACCGATGGTGGATGAACGCAGCAAGCACAACTTTTTCACAGGAAACAACTGTAGTGCCAACAGGGTCGCGCTATTCTTTAAAGGCTTTGACAAGCGGTACTACTACTGTTCAATTTCGTCAGGCGATTGAAACAATGAACGCGATTGGACTGGCAGGAAAGACTGTAACTCTTTCAGGCGAATACCAAGCATCATCAACAACAACAATCTTAACTAAGTTATTCTATTCAACTTCAGTCGATGTTGCAGTGTCAGGATCATGGACAGAGATTACAGCGACTAGCGGAGGAACAGTTAGTGCTATAAATGGCAGCTTTACAAAGTCCTCATCTGTTTTTGCAGTGCCTTCAACTGCTAAATCTTTGATGGTTCTTTTTGACACTGGATCAGTCTCAACAGGATTAAGCCTCTACTACGCAAACATCCAACTTGAAATAGGAACACAGTCAAGCCCTTTTACTCGCGCAGGTGGAACAATCCAAGGAGAATTAGCCGCTTGCCAGCGTTACTACTATCGCCTTCCTGCTACAACAGCCACTGACCGTTACCTTGGTAATGGAATGGCGTGGAGCGCGACTGCTTCAATGATTGGTTTTACCTATCCTGTAACAATGAGAATTAGACCAACCGCATTAGAACAATCAGGAACAGCCGCTGATTATGCGACAGTTCGTTCTCAAAGTTCAACTGATAATTGCACAGCAGTTCCAGCATTTTCTAACAGTACTTCAAGTTCAATGGGTTGGGTAACTGGAACTTCTGCAAACTTAGTTGCTGGAAACGCGACAATGTTTTACACAAACAACACAAATGCTTATCTTGGATGGAGTGCTGAACTATAATGAAGTATGAACTTTTAAGTGAAAAAGATGGCATAAAGATTTTTGCTCGCATTGAT